TCACTAAGATATTGGAGGGTAATTATGACGAAAAACGAAATAACAATACGGCAGGAGGCAGAAAGGAATCAGTTAGCCGTCTTAAAGGCCTCGCCGAAGCAATACTTACAGATTCTGAAACCTAAGAGTATCGATGATGTTTTTTCATCATCAGTGCCGGCACTTGTAAAAGTTGCCATGGAATTCGGAGAAAATCATGCACGTGCAATTGTTGTGATATTGCTGTCGGAGGTTGTGGATTTCTTCAATGCGTCAAATACAATGAATGATTCACAGGTAGCCATTACAACTGATTTAATTATCGAGGAATATCCGTATTTCAAGATTGATGATTTGAAGTTGGCTTTCCGAAATGCTATGAAGGGTAGATACGGAGAGATATATAATCGTCTGGATGGCTCTGTTATCATGGGATGGCTGAATCAATACAATCGTGAGAGATGCGCTAAGGCTGACGTAATATCGTACAATGAGCATAAGGTAAGAGTTCAGGAGGAATCTGGGTTGTATTATGATGATTACCGCAAACAATTGAAGGTTCTGGCATCACATGGAGACAAGAGTGCACAGGAAGCGCTCCGTAGATCTGATGATATACTTTCCTTCATGAAAGAGAAGAAACTTGAAAGACTGAAAAAACAGCTTGAAGAGTATGACTGCAAACATAAGGGTGTATGAAATAAAGTTCAACAAAAAAGGGCTTAGGAAAAAGGATGAGATATGTAGTCATTTTGAATGGTACAATGTCCATCTTACAGTTAACGGACATTGTATTGTACGTGTTAGCATGGATAAGATGAATGCGTTTGAAAAGACTGTTGAACGTGAATTTATTTCAGTGATTAAAAGGCTATAAAATGGCGAAGTTTCTGTTTGCAAAACTTGTCATTCTGAACTATCTTTACTGATGTAATAAACTAAAAGTCAAACCAATAAATATAAAATTATGGCAGAAATTCAAAAACTTCCGGTTATGCTCATACAGACGTCACCTATGAATCCTCGTAAAACTTTTGATGAAGCGAAGATTGAGGAACTCGCTCAGAATATTGAAGAACAGGGCTTGTTACAGCCTATCACAGTCAGGAAAATCAGCGATGAAGAAACACATATTGATGAAGAAACCGGCGAGGTTGTATCTGTAGAACCGAGGTACGAGATTGTATGCGGTGAAAGACGTTTCCGAGCATGGAATATGCTGGCTAAAAAATCTGACAAGTACAATGAAATACCTTGCATAGTAAGGGAAATGACTGACGAACAGGCTTTCGACGCTATGATAACAGAGAATTTGCAGCGCCAGGATGTAGATCCTGTTGAGGAAGCGATAGCATTTTCCTTGCTTCTTGAAAACGGAAATGCGGTTGAGGACATTGCTGTCAGATTCGGTAAGTCAATCAGATTCATTCAGGACAGAGTTAAGCTGAAAGGGCTTATTCCTGAGCTTATAGATATGTTAAGACAGGAACTTATCCCAATATCAGGAGCAATGTTGCTGGCTAAACTCGATATAGATGCGCAGAAAGAATTCTATAATGAGAACGTGAATGGTGAGAGTGCTGCAAGCATATCTGATATAAAGGAATATATTGATGACTTGTTCTGTGTTATTGATAAGGCACAGTTCTTTTCTGAGGATAATTTCAGTGATTCGATTCCATCATGTTCCGGATGCATCAATAATACGGCAAATCATGGGTGCCTTTTCTATGAAATGAAAGGAAAGGAACAGAAGTGCATTAATCGTGAATGTTTCGAGAAGAAGCAGCAGGAATATGTCAAATACCGTGTCATGAAGGAGGCTGACAATCTTGTTAAAAAGGGAGAGCCGCTGACATTCGGAAAATCAGTCATTCTAATTGAATCTCCAAAATCATGGGATAATGAAAATGAGAAGAAGAGAAAGGAAGATGCAGTTAGGATGTACAATGATATGGGCTTTGAGGTAGTGTATGATAACGTATTCGACCATCAATGCTGGTATAATGAGGGTGATGAAAGGATTGCAGAGAAGCTCGAAAATAATGAGTTGTATAGATGTATTGAGGTACTTAATTATAGAAGACCTGAATTCAAGGTTTCTTTTTATTATCTCAAGAAATCTTCATCTGTTAAAGGTGCTTGTACTGTATCAAAGCAGATTGAGGCAGAGAATATCAGACAGAAGATTAAGCGCAATAAGGAACTCATGGTTGAGAAGTCAACTGAAACCATGCGTAAATGGGCAGATGATATGACTGACTATACAAGCAAATCCGATGGAATGACATTGAACGAGCAGACAATTTTGGATGTGTTGGTGTTGAAGAATTGTGGGTATCAGTTCCTTAATTCAATAGGACTGAAAACAGGTCAGATGGATATGGTGAAATATGTTACAGATAATGCTAAGGATAGAAACAGATGGTACAGAGAATTTATTCGTACAAAATTATCTGAAGCTTCTGTAATGTATGACAGTCAGTTGAAGGAATTGCAGAATATGCTTTTCAGCGAGCAATATCCTGAAAAGTACAATGAGATGACTTCAAAACTCAAAAGTGCATACTCCAAGAAGGAAGAGAATATGAATGAGAGACTTAAGGAACTTGAAAGTGAGCAGTAAATTAGAATACGGAGGAGTCATTTAGACTCCTCTTTTGTTTAACCTTAACAACCATTATGGAGAAAATTCATTCGCCCTGAATCATTTGCTTAATTGATATATAGTCCGATAACAATAACTTAGATAATTATGATTACGTTAAACAGACTTGCAAAAAGATGTTTTGATATAGCGTTGAAGCGAAAAAAAATGACAGAAACTACTTCTCCTAAAGCCGTAGTGCTGGCCATATCGTCAGAATGGAGGGAACTTGCTGAAGCTGGTAAGGAGCGAAGCAATCATATACCATCCTGGAGTGAACGTGAGGAAGAAGCCGCAGATGTCATAATAGCTACGCTTACCTATCTTGAGAAGATAGGATGCAATGACATCGAACAACTATTGAAGGATAAGGTTGAGTTTAATTCATACCGCGTTGACTAAGTGATGTTCCGGCTATTGTGTGATGTTGATTATTAGTGTTGTTGATTTAAATAGTTGGTATATGACAACAGAATTTGATTTCAAAACAATCCAGATCAGTTTGCTGGATTTCAATAAGGGCCAGCTTGATGGCCTTCCGAAAAATCCCCGGTTCTTCAGGGATTACCGTTATGATGCAATGAAGAAAAGCATAGAGGACAGTCCTGAGATGCTTAATCTTCGTGAACTAATTGTCTATCCTGTAGGAGAAAGATACATTGTAGTGTGCGGTAATTTAAGACTTAGGGCCTGCAAGGAACTTGGGTACAAGGAACTTCCTTGCAAGGTTCTAAATCCTGAGACTCCTGTAAAGAAGCTGCGTGAATATGCGACAAAGGATAACGTGTCATTCGGTGAGAATGATATGGACGTGATGATGAACGACTGGGATAAGTCTGAACTTCAGGACTGGGGTATTGAGTTTGCTCCGGAACCTGAAAAGGACGAATTCAAGGAGCGTTTCGAAGCCATAACGGATGAAACTGCTGTTTATCCACTTATACCCAAGTATGATGAAAAATATGAGCTATTCATCATTATGTCGGCTAGTGAAGTGGATAGCAACTGGTTACGTGAAGCACTTGACATGCAGCACATGCAGAGTTACAAGACCGGTAAAGTGAGCAAAAGCAATGTAGTTGATATTAAGGATGTACGCCATGCAATTGAGAATCGTAATACCAAGTCATAAGCGACATGACAGGGTGTTCGCTAAAAAGCTGGTGAACGACCCGATAATCTGTGTGGCAGAGAGCCAGGCGGACCTATACAGACAGTTCAATCCAGATTGTGAGATAGTCACTCATCCGGACGATGTTGTAGGACTCATCCCCAAACGTAACTGGATGGCTAAGCATTTCGGAAACTTGTTCATGCTTGACGATGATGTTCACTCATGCAAATCTATATGTGTAGAAAAAGGAGAACCGTCGAGGATTAAGGATAAGAACGAGATAACGCGTATAATATTCAATCTTGCCGAGATTGCTCAGATGCTGGATGTACATCTGTTCGGATTTACTGCACGAATATCTCCGGTCATGTACGATGAAACTGCATTTCTATCGTTGTCAAAGATGATAACCGGATGTTCTTATGGCGTGTTTTACAACAAGAACACATGGTGGAATGAAGAGCTCAGGCTTAAGGAGGATTTCTGGATTTCCTGTTACATGAAGTACAAGGAAAGAAGAATACTTACTGACCTAAGATACAACTTCGAGCAGAAATCCACATTCGTCAACTCCGGAGGACTGGCAGCCTTCAGGAATCAGGCTGAGGAACAGAGGTCGATAATGCTTATAAAGAAACATTTCGGCGACAGCATCAATCTCAAGGGAACTACCAATAACGGTAAAGACAGGACCAAGCAGCTTGTTCAGTACAATATAACGTGTAAGTTCAAGTATTGATAAATGGCGTAAAAATGGCGAAGTTTCTGTTTGCAAAACTTGTCATTCTGATTTAATTTTACTGATGTAATAAACTAAAAGTCAATGCTATATGCTTATAAGAACCGTTAGAGGATATGATTTTTTTGAGGTTTCTTCAGCCATGCAGAAGGCGATAAGGAGAGCTGATGCGGCGGTTGCCGGATATTTTGCTCTTGAGTTGTGGACTAGTGGATATAGGGACTATGTATGGAAGAGACTTTTTACCATAAGTGCTGAGGATTGTTACGGTGTGATAACGAAAGAGATTGAAGCCTTGTGGCAAGGTCATGAACTGGTTAACAAGGGAAGCAAGGAGCCAAAGGGTAGAATATTTGTCAGCAAGGCAGTAATACTTCTATGCGAGTGTCGTAAATGTAGGGACGCGGATCACTTGCAGAACTTCATTTACGACAAACTTCTGATAGATGCTGATGAATGGTTGGAAGATGTAAGGCAAAATCCGATACCAATTCCTTCATATACATTCGATGTACATACCAGAAGAGGAAAGAAGATGGGACGGACAAAAGAGGAATTTTTCAGAGATGAATATGAATCTTTGAATCCCAGGGAAAAGGGACTGTTTGATGGTCTCATGTAAGAATATGCCACGCTTTGTCGTGGCATATTTATTAAAAGTCAAACCAATAAAGAAAGAATTATGAGAAAAGAAATGTACGGCCAAAGCTGTTTTGATAGCCGTGAAGAGAATGTTTCAAAAAAGATTGATCTGGAAAAGAATCCAAATGGTACAGAAATCAAGGTTTACCAGCAGCGTGAACGTGAAAAGCATGGAAGATATGTTTCGGTTCCTGGAGACAAAACGTATACACGTATTTTCGTGCGTGATGGTGAGGATGCGGAAAAGAAGATAGCCACATACTTAGAAAGAATCAACAACCGGCCTCAAAAATGGAACTGATATGGAAGACGTAAATAAAAAAATATTTATAGAATACGTATCCCACTTGTATAGTACCGATAAAAGCTATGAAGTTATTGGTAAAAGCATTAAAGCTGTAAAGTTATTCCTTGAAAGTGATTATCAGGTGAACCGTAAAGGATACAAGGCTTATATCAGAGAAAATGCAGTTGAATTATCTGATAAGCCATACATTAAAGATGCTCTATGTGGGTTCCTTAATTTTCTTGGTATTGGATATTCACGCACACGAAAGGAGAAATCAGTTAAACCTCTGGAGAAGCTAAGCGATGTTTCTGAAAAGAACATGAAACTGATGAATGAATTTGTGTATTACCTTACGCAGGATGAAGATTACTCTCCACACACTATTGAAATATATTCATTTTCAATTAAGAAATATTTCGAATACGCCAACGAGGTATCAGTTGACAATTACAAGCGTTTTGTACGGATGCTAGAGGATGAGGGATTGTCTCCCAGAACAATACGCCTACGTATTACCGCACTTGAACGTTTCAGCAAATGGATGAAGAAGCCGATAGAGTTGAAGCGCCCAAAGTTCAAGAAGGAGTTGAATACGGAGAATGTTCCGACAGAAGCCGAATACAACCGGCTGCTTGAGTATTTGAAAACTTGTCCTAACAGGGACAGGTACTTCTTCATCAAGATACTGGCTACAACCGGGGCTAGGGTAAGCGAGTTCTTCCAATTCAAGTGGGATGACATCATTTCCGGTGAAGTCACTCTAAAGGGAAAGGGAAACAAGTACCGGAGGTTCTTTTTCAGCAGGCAGTTACAGGCGGAAGTAAAAGCATACGTAAAGGAGAGTCACAAGACTGGATATGTCGCAGTAGGTAAGTGCGGAAGGCTGACACAGAGAAGCTTGTGCCAGTCAATGAAAGACTGGGGCGATAAGTGCGGAATAGATAGAAGCAAAATGCATCCTCATGCTTTCCGACATTTCTTCGCAAAAATGTATCTGAAAAAAAACAATGACGTGGTACAGTTGGCTGACCTATTGGGACACGGAAGTATTGATACGACAAGAATTTATTTACAGAAAAGTTATGACGAACAGAAAAAAGAATTTAATCGAAGCGTTGTATGGTAGCTTCATGTTCATGGATAACCTTCCGGAATTGATAGACCGGGAAAACATTTACGATGAGACCGGACATGTGGATTTGGAGTTTATGACTGCAATCCTGCAATGGATGTCAAGGATGGCAGAAATAAGTGTGAAAGTACAGAAGTCGTTGAACCGTCTGTTGGGGTGTGACGAACTGGAGCAGAACAACAAGCGCAATAAAGATGATTCGGGAAGTAAATGGAGTGTGGAGGAAATCCTCATGCACTGCACGCTTGAGGACAATGTTTTAAAACTTCCTCAAGTACAATTTAATAAGAAGTCCTATGCTGAAGCAAAGAAATGGATTGAAGAAGCCGGAGGTAGTTGGATGGGCGGTAAGGTACAGGGATTTGCATTTCCATTTAATGCTGAGAGAGTTTTCTCAATACTACACAAGGGTAAGAGGTGTAACCTTCAGCAGGACTTCCAGTTTTTTGCAACACCTCCCGAAGTTGCAGACTGGCTTGTAATGCTTGCAGGAGGTGTTCATGAGGATGAAAAGGTGCTGGAACCAAGTGCTGGTACTGGTTCTATCATAGATGCGATTCATCGAAGCTGTCCGGACGTAATTGTAGATTGCTATGAACTTATGCCGGAGAATAAGGAGATTTTAGCAAAAAAGGATAATATACGTATTCTTGGAGATGACTTCACGAAGTGTGATATTGCACAGTATGATAAGATTATAGCAAATCCACCATTCAGTAAAAATCAGGACATTCGGCATGTAAGGCGTATGTCCTGAGTGTTTAAATCCCGGCGGTGTCCTGGCTGCAATAACTGGTCCTCACTGGGAATTTGGAAGTGAATCTGAGTGTAAGGATTTTAGACAATGGCTGGAGGATAATGGAGGGAAGAAATTCGAGATTGAAGAAGGCACTTTCAAGGAAAGCGGAACTGGAACTAAAACTATAGCAATAGTAATTAATAAGTGAGATGGGAAAGTTAAAAGTGTATTATGGATGGGCAAAGATAGGTAAGATTCGCAAGAAACGTGCAATATCTGTCATGTTCGAGAATGATGCACAGGGTTGCAGAAGTGACCGTGGGCAAAGATGTCTGAGAACGATTCAAGACACCGTGATTGAAAGGTACCAGACGGATGAAGAAATGGCTGATGGGAAACGTCAGAACCGGATATTTACTGAGTACAGCTTGTTCCTCGACGAGAAACCTATCAATGGCAGCCTTGAAAGATGCTTGCTGATTAACAGAGAAGCTGACAAGAACAATGTTTCTAAGGATATGAGTGAAAGAATCTCAGAGGCGCTTAGAAATGCTTTCCTTTTTTCAAATCCTGAGTATAAAGAACCTTACTCACAACTTGAATTGAAATTTGAATGATATGGGAAAGCAGGAAAGTATGGATGACTGGTTCCAGATGGCTAAGGATTTGGCCAAAGCTGAAAGGGAACTGAAGATTGAGCAATGGGTTGAAGTAACTATTTACTACGGATATGCAGAAAAACAAGTAAGCTTATATCACTACAATCTTCCCCGTGAGATGTATTTCCGGTACCAATGGGTAATCAGATGGAGGATGGCGAAATTACAATGCCAATACCCCAAACAGATTGTATCTACAAGCCTGTACTTCTATGACAAGCGTTCTGGAGAATCTATGGAGGTTAACGGCTGCCTTAGTAAACTTATATCCGCAAAAGCCCAGATAACGAAAGCAGAACGCAAGATGAATGAGTACATCGAGCACAACCGTCAGAACAACATGTTCTTTGACGAGAATACGGACGAGGAGCTGGTTAAGTTCCGGGAGAAACTGGAGCGCAAGAAAATCGAGTGTGCTGAGTGTGAGAAACGATTAGAATTATTAGTTGAAAGAAGGAGAAATAATCAATGAAAGAAACTCAACTGTCTTTAAACTTGGATTATGGAATTAGTAAAGAACAGGCTTGCATCCTTTGTCATTTATCCTCTGAGTGCGCAGGATGCTGTGTGAAATGCAAGGCTGAGAATAAAAGCGGAACTTGTCAAGGGCAGAATTGTTCAATTCCATCCAGAGACCATGACGGACAAAGGTGGAACGCATGGATGCACATTGTTTCTACTTCGCTTCCGGAACTCAAACGATTTATACCAGTGAAATACAGAAAACATTTAAAAACAAAAAAGTATGAATACAGAAGATTACGTTAGCCTTGAAGTGGCAAAGTTACTAAAAGAAAAAGGTTATTGTTTGCCATGTGACTCGTTCTACACGTTAGAAGGGTTTATAAAGCTCAGAAGTATTGCTGATAACTTCAACAGGCTTACGGCATATTCACGGCCAACTTTATATGAAGCACAGAAGTGGCTTAGGTCAGTCAAAGGTCTTCATGTTGAAGTGATTTATATGAGTGAAGATTACTGGCTGTACGAAATACTGACAATCCCAAATCACAATTTGATAGGACTTTCTGACAGAAAGAATGTAAAATATAATAGCTACGAAGAAGCACTCAGCGCAGGAGTGTTTGAAGCATTAAATCTGATTTGAATAATCAATGAAAACGAAATTGTATTACCTGTTCCTGGCAGTCATGTGGTGGCTGCTGGGATAGGTGGAAAGGAGAAAGAATGGGAAGAGGAGAACTATATATACCACCACAACGTCTTACGCGCAATGCTGTAAACGGGCGTTTCATGAAAGGACATGTTCCTTTCAACAAGGGGAAAAAATGGAGTGACTACATGGATATGCGTAAAGCAAAGAGAGTAAAACGCATTGGAATGAAGAATCTAAAACGAGGATATGTGATTGCTGGGTGGAATGCAAAACCTGTAGTTGCCATTCTTGATGGTAAAATTGCGGGTATATATCCATCGTCAAATGAGGCTGGACGCAAGACTGAAGTATGCAGCCGCAATATTAGGCGTTGTTGCGATGGGAAATGTCATCATGCTGGTGGTTTCCGATGGTTTTGGGAGGATGACAATACATGGTTTGACTTAATTGAGTAAGTATGGGAAGGAAAAGATACAAGATAAACGAGACGTTCAGTTTTCATGAGGATTTCCACCGCTTTTTCCCGGATATACGCATTGAGGACATGAGGGACTGCTTGTTAACGCTAATAAATGGATATATTACGATAGACATCACACGCTTTGGCAAGCAGATAGAGAAGACTTATCCTGATGAATGGAACGTCATGTCAATAACAGAGATAGTAACCAAGCATTACGGCAAGGAAGCCGATGATTTTCTAAACGCAATAATATGATATACGGATATTTGAGAGTATCGTCTGATGAGCAGGACGTTAATTCGCAGCGGCAAGGAGTTGAACTGTTTGCATCAGAAAGAGGATGGAACATAGACAGCTACATTACCGATGAAGGGGTAAGCGGAGGAAAAGATCCGGACAAGCGTAACCTTGGTCCACTTTTGAAGAAGGTAAAAAAGGAAGATGTGATAATATGTAGCGAGATAAGTCGTCTCGGTCGTGACCTGTACATGGTGATGGATATTCTTCACTTCTGCATGGAGCAGGGCTGCATCATTTATACTGTAAAAGATAAGTTTGTTTTGGGTGACGATATTCAGAGTAAGGTGCTTGCATTTGCTTTTGGCTTATCAGCCGAAATAGAAAGGCAGATGATAAGGCAGAGAACAAAGGAAGGTCTTAGACTAAGGATGAAACTTGGTATATTGGTAGGCCGACCTATAGGGCGTTTGTCAGACTCTGTGAAACTTGATCCTGTTAAAGAACGTGTAATCGAGCAATATAACTGGGGTGTTCCTTTGCGGAGATTGGCAAAGAACTTTAATGTTGACCGAAATACTTTGTCACGTACATTAGGTCGTTGGGGAGTAATAGAAACTAAGGAATGGTTCAAGAATGAGAGAGAAATTCGTCGTGAGCAGTCACGACGTTACAAGGATGAGCCTTACAAAGTTGTTGAGCTTAACAGGGATAAATGTCGTGAACTGATAATGAAAGACTATACTATTCCTGAAATAGCAGAATATTTCCCTGGATATTCGTATGAACAGGTATATGATACGATTCTTTGTGATGAGGAATTTAATCCTTTGTATAGAGAACACGGACAAATTAAAATCAAGAAAAGAAGATAAATATGACAAAAGATGACATTAAAAAGGCGGCAGAAGAATATGCCAAAGAAGCTTGTCGTCCACTTTGGAGAGCTGGTAATGAACAAGTCTGTATGGCCGATTTCATGGAAGGCGCAGAATGGTATAAAAATCAGTCATCTTGGATAAGTGTTGATGAACGGCTTCCTGAACTGAACGTACGTGTATTGGTTGCTCAGCGTGGAATAAACCGGATAAGTATTTGCATCATGAAGCGTATTCCTCATGATTCTTCAAATCCGGACAACAAAAAATGGCACTGGTCGCTTACAAAAAATAAAGATGAGGTGATAGCATGGAAGCCACTACCACATTTCGATGAAACACTCTTAAAAGAAAGGAGGAAATGGCTATGACATACGCTGAAGTTAGAAAAGCAGCCGAAGGGTATTGCGACAATGAATGGAAAAAGGAGACTGATTTACAGGTAAGGCAATGTATTGATAAACTCACTATTCCGGCTTTCATTGAAGGGGCAAATTGGAGAGTAAACGCTTCATGGCACGATGCAAAAGAGACACCGCAGGAACGTAGGTTCTGCCTATATATCCTTAAAGACGGTTCCTATGGGTGCGGATACTACCACAAGAGAGATAACACCATTTGGTATGAACAGTTTGAAAATGTCGAGAAATGGGCATACTTCGATGATTTAATACCTTTTTTGGAGGACTGAGATATGAAAATAGAAGATATTGAAAAAGCTGCAGATGAGTTTGCAGATAGGGAGTATAATTACATTGATAGGAATGCTTTATCAAAAGGATTTTATCATGGTGCACAATGGCGAGTTAACATTGTATGGAATGATGAAAGAAAAACCCCTAATAAATCAGATCTAATTTTAGTTGAATTTCCTGATGGTAGGTTCGATATAGTGTATTTCCACTCAATAAAATCGTGGAGAAGTATGGTTAAAAGAAATGGAACTATCAGATGGGCATACTTGGAAGATTTAAAACCTGATAAGGAGAAATAATTATGAGCAGAGAGATAATATTCAGAGGAAAATCAGAAGTCACAAATGAGTGGGTTTACGGCTCACTTGTAAAGGTTGGGAACGAAAGTCATATAGTCGGATTTGATGAAGTAGACTTAGACGGACATCATCTAAGCTATTGCAGTGATAGACCGATATTCACGAAACAGGGAACAATAGGCCAGTTCACAGGATTGCATGACAAAAACGGAAAAGAGATTTATGAGGGTGACATTTTAATGTGTATTGGTGAAAGAAATGACAACAAAGGGCGTAAGTATTATCGAAAGGTATTGTTTAATAATGGAGCTTTTGGCATGACAGTCCCTGAATATAAATGTATAAGTGCTCTGTGTAATCATGTTGTGAACGGAAAACTTAACTGGGAAGTCATTGGTAATATATACGACAGTCCGGAATTGATTGAGCAAAGTTTATGAAGGAAAAGATGATGGATAAAAACTCAAAAAAGCAAGTAAAATGGCGAAGTTTACGTTTGTAAAAATCGCTGAAAATCACTAACTTTACTGATGTAAAGAAATAAAAGTCAAACCAAACTTTTTTATATTATGGACAGAGATGAACGTAAACGCGTTCGCGCAGAGAGATACCGTGACCTCTCAGAAAAATCAGCGGAAAAGGCAAGAAATGCCTATGAGAGAAGTACAAAAATGAGTGAAGCAATCCCTTTTGGACAACCGGTACACGGTGCAGCAGACAGGCGATACCGTGAGAAAATATGGAACACCATGGGACAGTCTGTAAAACACACGGAAAAGTCTGAATATTGGGCTGAAAAAGCCTCAGCTGTGGAGAACAACACTTCTATTTACCTTGATGATGATAATGCAGTTGAGAAGCTGGAAAACAAGCTGAAGGAACTTGAAAGAGTTCAGGAACTGATGAAGTCTGCAAACAAGATTATCCGTTCAAAGAAAATCACTGAATTGGAAAAGCATGAACAACTTGTCGGACTTGGATTGACCGAAAGCCAGGTAAGAAAACTTTTTGAGCCTAACTGTTTCGGTGAGATTGGATTTGCTTCATGCTCAATTACGAATAACGGAGCCAATATTCGAAGAGTTAAACAACAGCTTGAGAAGGCAAAGACTCTTAAAAGCATGGAAAACAAGGAATATTGCATCGGTGATGTGAAAGTTGTTGAGAACTATCCGGAAAACAGATTACAGCTATTCTTTGATTGTAAACCTGATCAATCGTTAAGGGATGAGTTGAAAAAACACGGTTTTAGATGGTCAAGATTTAATGGATGCTGGCAGTCGTATCTTAATAATTCAGCTAAATCATTTGTGAAAAATTATGGTGAAAGATTTTAAACTTGGAGAATCCTTCCAGTTAGGAAGGACAAAACTGGAGGTACGTAAAGAATAAAGGTGTGAAAACTGCTTTTTCTATGAATTCATGGAGAATTGCAGGGAGGTAAAACGCTTTGTCGGTAATTGTGAAGACAAGAAGAGAGAAGATAAAACTGAAGTCAGTTTTGTTGAAATTGATTAATGATGATGTTTCAGGTTTCAAATACTCCAGAAGGATATGTTGTCCAGGTACTGATATGTGGTACCTGGGCTCCACTGAGGAATTTCGGTGAAAGACAGAGTGACGCCAAGGAGTTCTGTTATAAGGATTGTCCAAAGTTGTCACAGTCCAGTATCTGGCTACTGGCAAAGAATTACGATATGAATGTCAAGTACATTCGTATAAATGAGAAACTTTTTAAAAAACAAATGTGATGAGCAAGAAAAAAGAAATAGCATACGAATACTCAAAAAGAGTAAGCCGTGGTAATCCTATGACTAAGGATTTAGCAGAATGTGCGTTCATTGTTGGATGGGATGCCTGCTTAAAACATTTAGGTGAGATTTCATGGGATGAAGCCATGAATGAGATAGCAAATCATCTTGAAACCAATCGTTCGGAGAAATTGAATGATTACCAAAATGAATAGTTATGGAAGAAAATAGTGTAATAATTGAGCTTGATACTGTTCTTGAATACAGGGACGGTCAAGTGTACATAAAGAAGGTGGTTACAAGTGAAATGCCTGTTACACTGACATTTGATGTTATCGAAGCATTGAATAAAACGATTGTTGAGTATTATAAAAAACGATAGGAAATGAAAAAATTTGAAGATATATATGCTGAACTTGTAAAAGAGCACGGAAGTGATTCCGGAGAGGAGTTTGCAAAAGCAATGTTTGATGCAGGTCGTGATGTAAGTTTTACTCAGAACCTGAAAGATTTAGTCACGAACGAAGAGATTATGGTAAGTCTTTTAACATTTAATGCAATTGCTATGGCAGAGCGTGCTGTTAAGGTAAATGCTGCAGATCTGAGCATTTCAACTGAGATTACGATAAATGAAAATAAATACTTCACTCGGCTTAGTTCAATTACATTTAGTGCTGAGAAAAAAACTTTGGAAGAAAGAGCTGTAGAGATTGCTAAAAACATTCTCAATTCAACTGTTATCTATGATTTTGAAGCTGTGTTGTCTAAGGCTATTTTGGCTGGGTATAACTTACGAAAAGAAGATTTCGAGGAGGACTGAATGTGAAAGGAAAACTTAGTTTTTGGGATTTTAATATGGAGGAAACAAAATGAGCTTACTTATTAAAGAAACTCAGTTACAAAGAATAATCAGAAAAACCGGCCGCAAACCGATACAGTGTAAATGCAAGTTATGTAAGCAGCAATGTCATACGCCTTGTTTGGGTACTCCGCAAGATGTTTTAAGGCTTATCGAAGCCGGATATAAAGACAGGCTTGCAGCAACGGAATGGTATGTAGGAATCCTTATGAGGGTAGTTGATATGCCCGTACCGATGATACAGGCCAAACAAGAAGGAGACTGGTGTACATTCTACAAAGACGGTTTATGTGAATTGCATGATTCCGGATTGAAACCGACAGAAGGAAAATTGTCTCACCATAGTATTCGAATTGATAATTTCAAAGCGAGTAAAAGCATTGCGTGGAATGTGGCCAAGGAATGGTTAAACGAAGAAAATACTGAATTCATAGAGAAAATATGCGAAGCACTGCAGTAAATGTATGATTTTGAATTATTAACCTGCAAAAATTAATTTATGAAAGCAAAGAAAAAACAAGTTGTTGGCCTGCTCATCAATCTGTTAGAGTGGGCAATTGTATCAATGGTATTATCATCATTGATAATCTTAGGAGATTTTGATGTACCGTCCAGTTGGGTTTATCTGTCCTCTGTGGTAGTTTCATTTCTCATCCTATATGTGTTCTACTGGGAGCGTGGAACATATTATTTTGTCTCATTCGTCGCTGGTGGAGTTCCAGGAAGGGTGTTCCTGAAGTTTGACGAGCGTGTATCTCTTGATGTGATTGAGAACACCATATCCGGCCTGTATTCCGGTGAACGTGTACTTGTTACCGGATATAAGACCGTCAGCAGATATGAGTACGAACTTAATATCAAGTCCTGATGGAACATTATCAGGCCAAAGGAGTAATATTTATGATTGTGGCTGTCCTGTTCTGCTATTCCATCGGGATGGTTGAGCAGGATACCGCACTTATGATAATAATAGTGATGTTACTGGGTAACATACTGAATGTTTTATGTAAAATTCTAAACAAGCTGTGATGATGAAAATTGTCGTAACCGGCAGTGAAGGCTTTATAGGTAAAGCCCTCTGCAAGAATCTGAGAAGTCGTGGTGTTGAAGTGGTCGGTATCGACCGTGTGTGTGGAACTGAAGCTGCCGGCGTTCCGTGCCTTCTGGCCGGGGGTGGAATCGATGCTGTTATACATCTTGCCGCACAGACCAGCGTTTTCAATTCGGATCATGAAAAAATACTTCGTGACAACATTGATTCATTCGTTGCGATAGCTGACGGATGTACGCGCTTCGGTGTGAAACTGGTGTATGCAAGTTCTTCCACCGCAAATCCATGCAACACGACAAGTATGTACGGTGTAAGCAAACATTTTGATGAAGTCTATGCTTCAATTTATTGTAGGAATGCGACTGGTGTACGCCTTCATAACGTGTACGGACCTGACCAGCGGAAAGGGACTCTTCTCTATGCTCTCATGAATTCGGAAAAGGTCAGTCTGTATAATGGAGGAATGAACACCAGGTGCTTCACCTACATAGATGATGTGGTGGACGGGTTGATATATGCGATAGGTTCTGACAAGAAGCTGGTAAACATTGTCAATCCTGAATCTTGTACAATACTTCAATTTGCGGAAGAAGTAAGGAAGTACAATGGCGTTGATATTCAGTGTGTTTCCGAAAAGAGAGAATTCGACAATCCTGTACAATCTGTCGATGAAGGTATTTTTTCAGTACCTTTGAATTACACCTCAGTCAGTAAAGGGATAGCAAAGGTTTTTGGCTGTGAGGAAAGGTAGAAAGATAAGGATTGATGACTGGGACAAACCCGCCCGCGGCTGGAGGAAATACGAAAGGTTATGCAACATGCAGCCTAAAGTAAGAATCCACCGTAAGGGCGGGTTTTATTACATATCCCTGTTTGCAAGGACAAAGGATGGAATCCAATTTGAGGAAATCAAGAGTTCGGGTGAGTGTGCAGAAGTCATTTCGGAAGCCGCTACGGAACTGATACTTTCATTGATACGGCCGGACGATGAATGGTGCATAATTACCACACCGAAGCGCAGGCACATCACAGAGTACCATTTCGCCACTGACATTTGCCAAAAAATTGCCCAGGGGGTGAAAATAAAATTCTATGAATCTGCAATGCAGTGCCTCAACAGGACACGTATCAATCCTGAGTTTTATCTTCTCCGGCCAATTAAGGAACAGAGAGTAATACTCTTTGATGACATCTGCACGACAGGAAGTACATTAACAGCAGCCTACGATTTGCTGAAAGACCGGAAACAGGTAATCTGCATCGTCGGCATTAATAACCATTAGCCTATGAACAACAGGAAATTGACCGAAAAACAGGAAAAGTTCTGCAATTATTACCTTGACTGTGACGGTAATGCAAGTGAAGCATACAGGATGGCCTATGACGCATCAAAGATGCAGCCTGAGACGATATGGAGCAATGCAAGCCGGATGCTGGCAAGTAACAAGGTTGCAGCAAGGATAGACGAATTAAAGGCCCAACGTGCAGAAGCATCGAAAATTAGCCGTGATAAGGTGGAAAAGGTTCTCATGGATATTGTCATGATGGACCCGAACGATTTGTATCTTGTAGATCCTGTAACAGGAAAGATAAAACTTAAATCCCCAAGCCAGATGCCGAAGCGTGTGAGAAATGCCATGAAGAAGATAAGCAATGACAAGGGTAAGGTAAGCTATGAGTTCAACGGTAAGGTGGAAGCGGCGAAGCTTCTGGCCAGCATGAACGGATGGAACGCGCCACAACAGATTTCCATCGGAGGTAATCAAGGTGGAAATATTAATGAAATTCGTATAGGTTTTGACCAAGAAGAGGAGTAAATTCTAAAAAATAGAACGATAGTATTAGAAGAAATACGGAGGTTATACAAAAAAGACTCTCATAATTCTAAAAAATAGAACATTTATGCTCATAAATCACAAGAAACTCAATCCGAATGCATTTTACCTGCTGAAATATCTGAATGATGCCACACTTCGATTCATCATCTTGTATGGTGGTTCATCATCTAGCAAGTCTTTCAGCGTAGCACAGTGCGTGCTGATACAGACATTGCAGGACGGTGAGAATACGCTTGTGATGAGAAAGGTCGGAGCATCCATCAGCAAAACCATATATGAGGATTATAAGGTAGCTGCATCATTGTTAGGAATCACACAATACTTCAAGTTCAACCAGAATGTAATCCGTTGCCTGTATAACGGTGCGAAGATTGACTTCTCAGGTTTGGATGATCCGGAAAAGATTAAGGGTATCAGTAACTATAAGAGGGTTCAGCTTGAAGAGTTGTCAGAGTTTGAGTATGCCGACCTGAAGCAGATACGTAAGCGTCTGCGTGGTAAGAAGGGGCAGCAGATTATTGCCGACTTCAACCCTATCAGTGAAACACACTGGATAAAGAAAGACTGGCTTGACAACGAGAAACTGCATGATGTTCCTATGGTTGTAGAAATTGGCGGCCGGATAATACCGGCAGAGCTGACAAAGGTGAAGTCTTTAAAGATGAACGAGGGACGCTCAATAGTGAATCCTAAAACTAAGGAAATAGAGGAATATCCGCCTAATATGGTAGTTATTCAGTCAACGTACCTTAACAACTTTTGGGTTGTTGGTTCGCCTGATGGAACGTATGGTTATTATGATGAACAATGTGTGATGGACTTCGAGCATGACCGGATTCATGACCCGGACTACTACAACGTGTATGCGTTGGGAGAGTGGGGTGTAATTAAGACCGGAAACGAGTTCCTCGGTTCGTTTAATGTAGGAAAGAACAGCGGGGAATACAGTTACATACCTGGATTGCCGATTCATCTTTCTGTCGATAGTAACGTATTGCCGTACATATCTGTCGGCTACTGGCAGGTAGACTTTAGCAAAGGTAAGGATATGTACCAGATAGCAGAAACAACGGCTGAAAGCCCGAACAACAGCGCAAGACGTGCAGCAAAACTGGTATCCAAGCGACTGCAGGAGTTAGGATATGACGGTAAAATCTACCTTCATGGTGATGCATCATCAAAATCCGCCAACACTATCGACGATGAGAAGCGTTCATTCATGGACCTGTTTATTGACACGTTGAAGAAAGACAACTGGATTGTTGAGGATAAGGTGGGTAAAAGGAACCCGTCCGTATCTATGACCGGTGAGTTTGTCAATGCTGTTTTTGAGAAATCATTGCCCGGCCTCAGCATAAGCATAGACGATAGTTGCAGGGTATCAATCGAGGACTACCAGAGCGTACAGAAGGATGCTAATGGTGCAATCCTCAAGACAAAGATAAAGGACAGCGTAACGAAACAATCCTATGAGGAACACGGGCACCTTACCGATACTTTGAGATATGTTGTACATGACATCATGTACGAGGAGTATTCCCAGTTCTCGAGCCGTCGTAAACGCAACATGTATTCTGACAGAAGCGTGTTCGGATTCTTCAATCCTTCAGTCGAGTATCAGTATTCACAGAAGATAGTGTACATCATGCCGAATGTTGGAGGAAAGTTCTATATGTGTCAGGTTGCAAGGTGTGGAGAAAAATGGCATGTTCTTGACCTCGTAATGCGTGAAACTGTATCACTCGAAGAGATGAAGTCTGTTATATGTTCACATGATGCAGGAACGTACATCGTGGAATCGTCACCTGCATATTACCAAATGGCAAGGGAACTGAGAAATACGCTTCCGGAAGTAAGGATTAAGAAGGAATATCAGGATATGGATAAGAGAATAGCTGCTACATCCGATTTCATTAAGTCATACTTCCTGCTTTCTGAGACCGGTATGGAAAATGATGAGTATATGGCATTCATAACTGAAGTTCTTGACTACAATGATGAAAATATAAGTGGATCCAGTGCCCTGTTAAGTGGTATTGCATATACTATCATAAAATTAGGGTAAGCTTGGTTCTATTAGCAATATGTTGATACATAGTATTTTATTTGCATTTTCCATGTTTGGGTAAATTGCAAGATTTTTGCAAAATCAACATCGTATATACCCATAATTTATCTTTGTCATATAAGGATAAACTATGGGATATACAATTTTAAAACAGGATACTATTCCGGCATGTGCTGGGCTGAAAATGGCCAGTGAACCACAGACTGTATCAACACCAAAGGAGGGTGTAAAAGATAGTGGTTATATTGACCGTTGTGATGTGCATGAGTTATTCGTATCCCCACTGGTTTGCGGTCATAATTACATGGAACTGTTCCGTTCTGTTCCTGAGGTATTCTTTCCGATTGATTACATTGCTTCACGTATATCAGGTTCCGGATTCCAATTGAAGAAGGTAAAGGACGACAGCGTGGTCTGGGAGAACAAGAGAATGAACCAGATTCTCACAAAGCCAAATTGTCTTATGTCTTGGAACGAGATGATATATTCACACTTCGTATATAAGCTGTGCACTGGCAATGCTTTCTTTCGTGCTGCTATGGGAGAAACATTCAAGGACCAGCCAAAGTGGAAATGGTGTGATAACTTTTGGGAACTTCCTGCTGATTTTGTTAATGTAGAGCCTAACAGAAGTGTCAATAGTCCAATCTTTGGAATAGCATCTGAAGATGATATTATCCGTTGTTACCGTCTGAATTACGGATATGTGAGTACGATGGAAATCCCTTCATATCAGATATGGCATGACCGTGACGGCTCACCTGAATATATGTCAATAAACGGGTTCTTGAAATCACAAAGTCGGTTGGCTGCACATCTGAAACCTATTTCCAACCTTCTTGCTGTATATGAAGCGAGAAACGTGATTTACGTAAAACGTGGTGGTTTGGGGTTCCTTGTATCCAATAAGAAGGATGAAGCTGGTACTGCAGCAATGACAGAAGATGAAAAGAAGGAAATACTTGACAGCCATTTTGGAAAATTTGGGCTGGACCAACGTAGGCTTCCTTATGGTTTAAGTGATGTTCCTCTGTCATTTGTGAGAACTAACCTTACCATAAGTGAGTTACAGCCATTCGAGGAAACTCTTACCGACGCAATACAGATAGCCGGAGCATACGGGATTCCTTCAGTTCTTGTACCACGTAAGGACCAGGCAACCTTCAGCAATCAGGCAACAGCGGAAAAGGCTGTATATACATCTACCATCATACCGATGGCCAAGAAATTCTGCAAGCAACTAACTGAATTTCTTGGACTTGAAGAAGGTGGCTATTACTTGGATTGTGATTTTTCTGATGTGGATTGTCTGCAGCAGGGATTGAAGGAAGCTGAGGAAGTCAAGACAATGGTTAATACTAGATGTAAGGAGCAGTTCCTTAGCGGCCTAATCAGTATAAATGACTGGAGGGCACAAATCAAGGAAAGCAGATTCGAAGAACCTCTGTTTGACAAGACTTTGTTCGAGATGTCAGACGAGGAGAGAGAGATAGTAAAACAAGTAATAAGTCTTAACACAAAAAGTGAAGTTGAAGATGGAAGAGAAAACCAAAAGCCTACAGTACAAAACGAAGGCAAATGATGTGGATGAGAAGGGTATCGTAACGGTAGCTGTGAACGGTATCGGTGTGAAAGACTCACAGAACGACGTTTCCATGCCTGGCTCTTTCAACAAGACGTTGAAGGAGAATATAGGTAGAATGAGATGGTTCCTTAATCACCGTACAGACCAGTTGCTTGGCGTTCCATTGAGCGGAGAAGAAAAAGAAGGAAACCTAATCATGGTTGGCCAGCTTAATCTTGAGAAGCAGATTGGACGTGATACATTGGCTGATTACAAGCTGTATGCTGAGAATGGAAGAACACTTGAACACTCTATCGGTGTGAAAGCAATCAAGCGTGATGAGACAGATCCGTGCAAGGTGCTTGAATGGAAGATGTTCGAGTATTCGACTCTGACAAGCTGGGGAAGCAACCCTCAGACATTCCTTGTAAATCTCAAGTCAGGTACGCAGGAACAGGTTAAGGAGGCAGTTGAGTTCATCAGGAAAGCGTTCAGAAATACTGATTATTCGGAAGAACGATTAAAACAATATGATATGGAACTGAATCTTCTCCTTAAAGCAATTAATGGAGGTAACGTGGTTACTTGCCCGCATTGCGGACACCAGTTTGATTACGATGAACAACATGAGCATACATTTACTCAGCAGGTGCTTGACAATGCTGCCATGTATTCGAGCTGGCTTACTGACCGTATCGTAAGTCAGGAGATAGACAAACTGGAACCGGAAGTACGTGCAGAAGTTATTGCACTTATTGATTCCGTGAAGTCGGAAGGACTGGAGTTGACCGAGAAGTCTGTACAGAACTTCATGGCATACGTCCGTTGTCCGGCATGTTATGGAAAAGTCTATAGAAGTAACGCCTTGTTGCAGGATGATAGCACAAACATCTTCTCCGGAAAGTCTGAGCCGTCCAATGACACTCAGGATAAAACTGACGGTAAGCAAGAAGATGATGATGTTAAGAAAAAAGCCGCTGATAGCACTTCTTTCTTTAGTTCATTGAATAAGGCATTTAATAATGATTAAAATTAAATTGAAGATGAAGAAATTTACAGTTGCAGATTTCGGTCTTAAGACCGAAGGGATGCCACAGGAACAAGCTAAGTTCCTGATCAACATGACAGAAAAAATGTGTGATGTTGTCAACAAGGCTATGGAAGGTGTTATCTCACCTGAAGATTTGGAAAAAAAGCTGAAAAGTCTGAACGATAAGTTGAATGGCTATGACGATGAGAAGTTCAAGCAGCTTTCCAAGGATAACGAGGAACTCATTAAAACAGTTAAGGGTCTTGGTGAGACTATCGAGAAGTTGAAATCTAAAGGTATCGGCATGGAAGTCATCAACAAGTTCGATGAGAAATTGAATGAAATGTTGGATTCTGACAAGTTTAAAGATTTTGCAGAAAACCATACTCGCAAGACCGGAACATTTGAAGGATTTAGCCTCAAGGATATTGTCTCAATGACAGACAACTACAGCGGTGACCTTCTGATTACCCAGCAGCAGAACAGGGTTGTATCTAAGATTGCAAACAAACGTGTACATATGCGTGATGTCTTGACTACTTTGCAGGGAGATCCTAAATATCCGAGCCTTTCTTATGCAGAGGTATACGACTTCGACCGCAATGCACGTTATGTGACCGAGAACGGAATGTTGCCTGAATCTAGCATTAAGATTAGAGAACATCAGGCAACTACCAAGCGTCTTGGTACGTATTTGCGCATCTCAAAAAGAATGCTGCAAAGCCGTGTTTACATCCGTTCATTTATCTTGAAAATGTTGCCTGAAGCTGTATATATGGCAGAGGACTGGAATATTTTGTTCGGTGATGGCAATGGTGAGAACCTGCTTGGTATAGTAAACCAGAAAGGTGTAGATTCTATAGAAAAGATAATTAATGAATCCATCGTAACCGGACAGGCTGGTTCAGTGAAGTCTGTATCAGGATACAATTCAAACAAGGACACTATAATTGAGTTTACAAATCCTCAGGACCTTATCCTCGATGGTATGAATATAACCTTTGCTGGAGCGACCGAAATGACGGACTTGACAACTCCGCATCCTGTGATCAAGATGGATGACAGAAGAATTCTCTTGAAGGATGTTGCCTACAAGACTGAAAATTCTGTCAGTTCTTTGACATTTACCGTCAATGAAAGTGCTTTCAAGTCTATAGAGGAACCGAACTCACGCGATGTTGTGAAGACTGCGTTTGCTGTAATGACATACGCCCAGTATTCACCTAATGCGATTATTCTGAACCCTATGACAGTCAATGCCATGGAATCAGAAAAGGATACAACGGGAAGAGATTTGGGTATCGTGGAAATGCGTGGTGGCGTCAAGTATATTGCAGGCCGTCCTATTATTGAGTCGAATCTTATCCTCCCTGGTAAGTATCTGTTGGGTGACTTCAATATGGGTTCTTCGCTTGTTGATTACACATCACTTACACTTGAATGGGCTGACGATGTGGAGAGCAAGGTAAAGAATGAAGTTGTCCTCATTGCCCAGGAAGAAGTTATCTTCCCTGTATATATGCCATGGGCATTCGCTTATGGTGACTTGGCAGCCTTGAAAGAAGCAATCACTAAAGCCTGATGCCTATGTTACTTCTTAAAGGTGACAAAAAGGTTCTTGAATGTATCATAAAGGAACAGCGTATCCGTATTGGCCGTGGGTTGATTTCCATCACCCCGGCATCGGAAGCTGGACTTGTACCGGAAGAGGAAGTAAAAGAAACATTCGAGAGACAGCAGGAGGTTATAGATGAGCTTTCTGCAAAGAACGAGAGTTTACAAAAGGAAAATGATGAAATGAAAGCCAGGATAGCGGAACTTGAATCACTTTTAAATGATACCAAAGATGTTGAAATCACGGATTCAAAGAATAATGAGCCAGACGATACCAAAGAGGTTCCTTCCGAAGATGAGAAGGCAGCCGAGGTTCAGGAGGACAAAAAGGTTCCTGCTAAGAAAGCGAAGAAATAAGGAATTGCCATGTTGATTGATGTGTCATATTTTGTATCAGGACCCCGTCATATTCAAAACGCCTCAACATCAAAGACGGCCGGTGCCGATTCTTTAGCAGTAACCGGTCATATTGAAGCATATATCAAGAAGTTGCAGCCTGTTTTTCTTGAATCCATGCTCGGTGAGAAGGAAGCAGGTTATGCAATGGATTACCTTGATATGTCTGATGATGAAGGAAACGAAGATACTGAGCCGTCTAAGTATGAAATCGTATGCAACAAACTGAAAGAGCCTTTTGCTGATTACGTGCTGTTCCACATACTTCGTGATTCTTCATCGGAAGCTACAATAACTGGGAATGTCCGGCTGAAGTGTGCCAATGAGTACATTTCACCTGTTAATGCCCAGGTTATTGCATGGAATAGGATGGTTTCCGCCAATGTGAAGTTCATCCAGTGGGCGCGTGATGGTAATTGTCCGATTGACCTTGTCACACAGACTAACATGTTGATTAAGATTAACCAGTTCAATCTATGAAAGGTATCGTTGAGATTATTGGAGATGTAGTAAAGGAAATGAGTGGGAACCTTACAATCGTAATGCCTGCTGACATCGAGAATGACAGGTTCGAGGAAGTTAAGAATCCTGAACTGAACTACATATTTGGTTCGGCCCAGTATGTAAAGGATAAACTTGATGAATACAGCAAAGTGCCTTCAACATCAGAACGTAAGTTCCCTCTTGTCGTACTGTTCTGTCCTGTTACAGAGAAGAGAGACAGTCTGGACTATTATTCAAAGGTTTCACTGAATATCCTTATAGCGTGTTCATCAACGAAGAGCTGGAGCAATGAACGGCGTCTGTATGCTTCATTCATCAACATTCTTCGACCAATTTATGAAAGGCTGATTGAGGTAGTTAGAAATGATGGGAGGTTTGATATATACTATGACAGTATCGTTCCGCATGAATATTCTGAGAACTACTCGTATGGCAGATACGGAGCCTATACGGAATCCGGAGAGGAAGTGAGCGAGCCTATTGATGCCATAAATATACGCTCGATGGAATTAATAGTTAAAAATCAAAGTTGTAGGTAATGAGAAATACAAGAGTGTGCGAAAGCGCAGAAATGAATACCGGTGGTTCGGCCTGCAAGGTTGACTGGGGTAAGGTAAAGGGAGCAATACTTGTAGAGCATGGAGTAAAACTACCGGCAAATATTACTGCCGATGAGTTGGAAAAAATGTGTCATGCTGACAGACCAGGCAGAATTTATCCTATTCATACATTCGTTGAATATGCGAAGAATGGTGGTGAAGCTCAGGTTAGTGCTGTGGGATACGGGGCAAACCAGTACAATGGCCTCAACGCTCAGACAGATACTTTCACACTTCCTCGTTTTGATGAAATTCTGAATGCTGAGCTGTTGCGTTGTGCTAACAAGGAATGGGATGTGTACTTCTGGGATTCAAACAGAATGCTTATCGGTTACAATGATGGAACTGATATTCTTGCCGGAATTCCGATGTCAACAGTATATCCAGGTGCCACACCGTTCAGCACAAGCAGTGCGAAGTCAAGTATGACGGTAAATTTCTGCCACATGGATGCAGAAGACAGCCAGTTGAACTTTGACTACTTAAAGTTGGATTTCAATCCTGCGAATGTGATTAAGGGACTGACTGAGGTCATGTTAGTTGAAAACGAAAGCAACAAATTCAAGATTATTGAATGTGTAGGTGGATATGACAGAACTGCTGAATTTGCAACAGAATTGTCCTCTGGTGCATCCGAGGTATTTGATGGGGTTACATCAGCTTCGTATGAGGACGGTTATCTCACAATTACTCCTGGTGAAGGTGAGATTTCAGTTAAATCACCTTCTGTTCTGTACGAGAAAGATGTCAAATGGGTTGAATTTGTAAAAGTAGTTAAAGCAAAAGCATGATTGTAGATGGAGTCAATTTTGTGGAAAAGCAGGTCAAGATGATGTCGAAAAAGAAATTCATTGATACCCACATGACCTGTATCTGGCAGAAAGTTTCTGAGGAGAATCGAAAAAAGAAACTTTCTGACGTGTATGAACGAATTACTGGTAAGTCTGTAAAGGATGCTGACGGTGAGTCTGCTGATAAGTGATGGTTTTGGTTGATTAAGCCGGGCGGAAGTCCGGCTTTAATTTTAATTGTATGGCTGATTTCGAGAAATTGGAGAATGTGATAAACAGAATTGCATCAGGATTTGAAAAGTCATGTATGGATTGCCTTCAGGAAAACAATATAGAAGTTGCAGACCTTGTAAGGGAACAGCTATATTCAGGTCTTGACGGTAATACAGACAGTCTTAGACCAGGATATTCAGAAGATCCATATTTTAGAGAAACTACATCTATGTGGCATAATGATCCAGACGGGTATATTGAATGGAAAAGGAAGATAACACCTCCGATAAAAAGTCCGAGACTGAATCTTCCTCCAAGGCCTGTTGATGTTCCTAACTTGTATATTACCGGTCCGTTCCATGAAAGTATCCGCGCATCTGTTGCAGGTGACACTCTTTCGATTGATACTGTGGGATTCGTTGATGGTCCTGACATAGTAAGGAAATACGGGAATGACATTCTCATGTTGGGAAAGGACGCAAGAGAGTATGTTGTACTTCAACTTCTCGAGCCTTTTTTGAAACGTTTTTTCAAACAATGTGGGTATAAATGATGGGATGCGGTTGCGAGAATAAGAAAATCATGTCTGACTATGAGCGTGTGGCCATGCTTGCAAAAAAAGCTGCCATGCTGGACGGATGTGTGTACGTTGTGTACAGGAAGAGTGACGGTACCTACTCGTTCGATAAGGAAGGTACCAAGGTGGATGGCGTTATTGTTGAATATAAACATTACTTGTGATGGGAAATTTGAAATTGAAGGATTTCGTCGATGAGGAGTCATTGAAGAAGTTGCAGGAACTTAGGAGTACAATATCAGATGTAAGGCAGGATTACAAGGATGCTGCATCGGAACTTATCAAGGGACTTACTGTTGACGTCAAGGTAAAGGGAGATATTGACAAGTTGCAGGCCATATATAATACTCAGGCTAAGAACGTATCTTCCGCATCTGAAAAACTTACTGATGCATTCAGTCGTCAAGCAGAGGTCGCTGAACAACTGATGAAGAAAATCAAGGAGAAGGCAGATGCAGAAAAGCTGAGTACAAAAGAGGTAAAGGAATTGTCAAAGGCATCAGCAGAAGCATCCAAGGCAATGCAGCAGGCTGCAAAGGCTGAGGAAGCAATTAATAAGGCCCAGAAATCTGCGAACACTACCAGAAAGGCTGCTGCCATGACCGAAGAGGAGCGAATCCGTTTCATCAAGGAATCTTTGGAGTTGGCAGACAAGGAGGTGCATAGCATTGAGGAAGCAAATGATGTTAATAAAAAATTGCGTCAGGCTGTAAAGATGGTACGTGATACTGATGAAGATTATAAGAATACTCTTGGAAAACTTAATTCTACTATCGGTGTCAATACAGATTACGTTAAACGTAACAGTGACCGATATACTCAGCAGAAGATGGAAATCGGAAACTACAAGGAGAACATCAAAGCTGCATGGATGGAGATAGAGCGAGGAAACAGCTCCATGAAGAATATGGGTATCATCGCATCGAATGTCGGTAATATTTTAAGACGTAATTTTTCTAAAGGCATAAGTAATGTAGGTGTTGGTGTCGCATCAATGGTAAAAGGATTTGTAGGAGCACAGGCTGTACTGACAGGTGTTCAGAAGTTAATATCATTGTTCAAGGGTGGAATACAGACATCTATTGAATTTGAAGCTGCTAACTCAAATCTTGCTGCAGTCCTTGGTACAACATCTGATAAGATTAAAGACTTGCAGAACGATGCCCGTGAGCTTGGAGCATCAACCAAGTACACAGCAGCAGAAGCCACAAACTTACAGATAGAACTTGCTAAGTTAGGTTTCACAGCTCAGGAAATTAAAGACAGTACGCAGTATATCTTACGGTTTGCTCAGGCTACTGGTGCGGAACTTCCTGATGCGGCTTCGTTGGCCGGAGCAGCTTTAAGAATGTTCGGTGCCTCAACAAAAGAGACCGAGCGTTACGTGTCCGCAATGGCTGTATCTACAAGTCGTAGTGCGTTGTCATTCTCTTACCTTGCGACTGCGATGCCTATTGTTGGCCCTGTTGCCAAATCATTTAACTTTACCATTGAAGACACGTTGGCGTTGTTAGGAAAGCTTTCTGATGCTGGATTTGATGCGTCAATGGCTGCGACAGCTACACGTAACATTCTGCTTAATCTTGCAGACAGTAACGGTAAGCTTGCAAAGACATTGGGTGAGCCTGTTAAGACTTTGCCAGACCTTGTAAATGGGCTTGTCAAGTTGAGGGATAACGGAGTTGACCTTAATACCACACTCGAACTTACGGATAAACGTAGCGTGTCCGCATTCAATGCGTTCCTTACGTCAGCTGATAAGATTGTCCCACTCAGAGAACAGATTACAGGAGTAGAGGGGGAGTTGCAGTCAATGGCAGATGTGATGTCTGACAATATGGCTGGTTCGTTGAAGTCATTGTCATCCGCATGGGATGAACTTATGCTTACCATAAACGGAAGTAACGGATGGATGCGCAGCGTGGTTGACTGGGTTACTGGTATGGTACGTGGACTTTCCGCTTTACTTGCTTCTGTGGAAACAATCGAGACAAAAATGATGTCCGGATACGAGAAGTCATACATGAAAATCACAAAGAGTGCGGACATTATTGGGAAGTACGAGGAACAGATAGCTAGAGATACAGAGAAATACGTGAAGCAGGGAATGTCTGCAAAAGAGGCTGAGGAAAAAGCACGTGACATACAGCTTAAATCACTTGAGGAACGTATAAAGAAGGAAGAAGTGCTGATAGCTGATGCGGAAGCTAAGAAGAAAGAGATACAGGATAAGGAAACTTGGTATAATAAGGCATACCTTCATAAAATGGAGGATGGAAGCTATAAGACATATGCTGCTATGGAACTGCAACAGTCCGAAGCTATCGCAAAATCAAAGGCAATGATTTCAGTGTACAGATCGTTGTCGAGCGAGATAAAGAATGTGTCAGGTGCAAGTACGACTGGAGGTAATGGTGTAAAAATAGAAACAGATAAGGAGAAGGCTGCACGTTTGAAGGTTGAAGCTGACTTGCAGAGGTCTCAGACTGCACTCATGGAAGAAGGACTTGATAAGGAACTGGCTACAATCCGCTATGGTTACCAGCAGAAGATTGATGCAGTAAAAGGTAATTCATCCGCAGAAATGGCGTTGAGAAAATCGTTACTTCAAGAAATGAACAACGCTTTGTCGAAGGCTTCTGAGGAGTATGAGAAGAATCGTGCTAGTATTGACCTTCAGAATCGTCTTGCCTCGGTTGAGGAAGGAAGTGATGAAGAAATGTCAATTCGTCTTGATATTCTTGAAAAGCAGAAGGAAGAAGAAATTAAGGCTGCTGAAAGTAATGGTGCCGATGTGAGCCTCATCGAGCAGAAATATCTTAATGAAAGGCGTAAGATTTACGAGGAATATGCTGCTGATTCCATTGATGAAATTTCTAAATCTGCTGCAGCAGAACAGGTAGTAAGGAATGCACAATATAATTCCGACATGAAGGAACTGGAAAAGCAGCATGCCCAAAAACTTGTTTCGGATGAGGAATATGAGAAAAAGAAGGCTGATATAACAGAACGGTATTCTATTGATACCGCTAAGGCTGCTGTTGACTCGTTGGAGGAACAGATTTCTGTTGAAAATCTGAGCCAGGACGACAGAGAAAAACTTGCCGAGCAGCTTCAGAAAGCAAAGGCTGATTTGGCAAATGCTGAAGCTGATGCCGAGATTGCTGCAATAAATAGGGTGAAGGATGAGGAAGAAGACTCGTATAAGAAGAGGATGAAGAATGCTCAGAAATGGATGAGTGTAGCATCTGAGGCAATAGGTAACATTGGAAGTCTGATGTCCGCTCTGTATGAAGGAGATATTGAGAACATAGAAAATGAGCAGGATGCAAATGAGGAAGCGTACAATGCTGATGTGGAAAGGATTGAAGCACTTGCCGAAAGTGGAGCAATATCTGAGGAGGAAGCAGAGGTTCGTAAAAGAGCTGCTGAAGCTGAAACATCAAGAAAGAATGAGGAACTTGAGAAAAAGAAAGTTCAGTTGCAGCAGAAGCAGGCTAAATGGCAGAAGGGTGTGGACATTGCTCAGGCTGGTATAGCAACAGCACTTGCAATAACTCGTGCATTACCTAACCTAGTACTTGCTGCAATAGTAGGTGCAATGGGAGCGGTACAGATAGCGACTATCGCAGCAACACCAATTCCTGCATACAAGGAAGGTACTAAGAACGGTGGACATATTGGAGGATTGGCTATCGTTGGTGATGGTGGAAAGCGGGAGGTTGTTGTGTATGGTGGTAAGTCATGGGTAACTCCAGATGTTCCTACCGTGGTAGATTTACCGAAAGGTGCTGAAGTGTTCCCTGATATAAGCGAATTCAATGAGAATGTAAGAATGAATACTATATATGATTCAGGAATAAGTAGTCCTGTTGTTGTAAATGATTATTCTGAACTATCTCGTGAGATGAAAGGAATGCGTGTAGAACTCAGGAAAATAATGAAGATAATACATAAGGAAGCATACAACTCTAATTATGAACATTATAAAAGTACAAGATTATGATAACTACATTAAGCAGGTTGAGTATGTTTGATTTTATTGAACTTCTTTGTGGAAACAGAGAAGTTCTTATGGAGGAAGGTGATAATAATTCCATGCTGGAAAATGTGGCTTCAGAATTGATATATCAGTATCAGAGCATAGTAAATCCTTCCGGAATAGAATCTGCAATTTTAGAAAAGGAAGAGAAAATAAAGATTAAGTACAGGATTACTATTGCAAAGATATTGAAGGCGCTTATTAGCATAAACGCTGTAGATGATGTTGTTGGACTTCTGTCAGAAATGGGAATTACTGGTATTGAGCGTGAAAAGATTCTTTCAAGAATAGACCGTATGATTGCAGAAGCGGAGTACATGAGAAAGAGGATTGAAGATACTTCTTCTGCTGATAGAAAGAAAAATACTCCTGATGATGTACGTGCATCATTTGACAGGGAGATAGCGTTTCTTATGACTTATTTCAAAATGAATATTGACACAAGAATCATTACTGCAGGTGTGTATGCGAATATGGTTCATCAGGCAGATGTTGAAATTAAAAGAAAATTGCATCGTTAGATAACTTTTTTGCTGCTTGTCGAATTTTTTTCCGTTTGGTTTGTAACACGATTGTAACACTAATAATCGTAATAGACATGGAAGAAAAATTCGACAATGTGGCTTTATTGCCAGTAATTAATGAGAAATGTGACATAATAATTCATCTTTTATCGTCACTTTGCGACAACCCGGATTTTCTTATAGACTTACTCAGAAAGACTACTGAGAAGCAGAATAAGTTTTCATCATCTCGAATGAAAATATTGCATGGACATGGGGTTGGAGCAGATAGTGATTGAGCAATATCAGTGGATATTGGGACTGGCAAGAAAGTATTGCAGGAATATGATGGACGCAGAAGACCTTGCCGAAGAGACTGTGTATAAGATTCTGTCAAATAAAAGTAAATATGATTCTTCCAAGAGCTTCCGACCATGGTGCAGCGTTATTATGTTGAACACATATATAACAACATACAATCATGAATCATTGATACGTTTCGATTCTGAGGAGAAGGCTGAGCATATCCATTCTTATTTCGATGCGGACAATGAAATGTTAAGGAATGAACTTTATGGGATAATTGAAAAATGCAGGAGAAAATCATGTTCCGTTGATTGCGCTATAATGTATGCTGAGGGTTACTCTTATGAAGAGATAGCAAAAAAGATGCATATACCATTAGGTACGGTTCGTAGCCGTATCTCGTTTGCTCGGAATATGATTAGGCAATGTGTTGTAGATTAATAAGTTAATTATGGTTTGACAATTGAAAATGGCGAAGTTTACGATTGCATATATAGTCAATCTGAACTATCTTTATAGTACAATTAAAATATAAGTCAAACCAAATAATTAGCATTATGGAAAAGAGTAATTTTCGAGTAAGAGTGATGAAGTATGCACATCAGTTAGCAAAAACAACAGAATACACGTGGAAAATCTGTCTTATTAAGGCATGGGAGTTATACAGACTTGCTAAAAATATGAGAAAGGGTATTGTGAAATTTGCATTCCAGAAAGTTGACGGAAGCATCAGACATGCTTCAGGAACATTGTACAATCTTCCGGCCGGAACATCAATTCACGGGAAAAAACTGACAAAGCCAAGTTACAAGACATTTGCATACTTTGATGTAGATAAAGGAGAGATGAGATGCTTTAAGATAGAAAACCTTGTAACCGTTTATTGATATGGAAAGTTTTATTGTTACTACTTCCGGGGAAGTATCATTTACTTTCCCGGCAAACGGGAGTGATTTCTCGTTGAAAGAATTGCAGGATTCTGTTAATGGATATATAGAGATTGTTCCAATAAGAAAGAATGTAGGCCCTTTGATTTTTAAGGAATTTGATAAGGAGGGGTTTGCAATAAAATTGACTGATGAATATATTATGATTGTTAACTCTGAAGGGAAGATTGAGTCTCAGCAGTTCAATTATGTAGCAACAGTACTGGCAACGGCATCGGAATCCATAAGTCCTGGAGACTGGATTGCTGGAGATGTACTTGTCTGCAGAAGTAGCATGGTTAAATAGTTCGGTTTTGTGTAATGTGTTTTATATCAGTTGTTTGCGTGTTTTGGGATGAGCAGGATTTTAGGCAAGCCGTAGTCGGTTTGCCTATTTTTATATATTTGAGAATGAATTAACGACAGGATGATTTGTAGATATTTTTTACATATAGACTCAGATGTTATGGATGTTTCAGATATGATTGAAAATCTGTCTGACATCAAGATAACATATACTCGTACAGGATTAAACGGAGTAACGAGAAAGTGTGGTAGTACAATTAATTTTGTTTTTTCTGCAAGGGATAAGCTGATTGGAGTGTATGAATCAAAAGGAATTAATTCTGTAGTTTACTTCTCAATATCACAAATTATTAATAACTGGGATTTTGTTGAACTATTTAAATGTCAGCTTGATTTCTCGTCTTTTAGCTACGACTCATATACTGCAAGTATATCATGCCTTGATAATGATATTGAATCCATATTAAATGCTAATAAGGGCACTACGTATGAGTTTTTTGTAGACGAATTGAAGAATGATAAAAAACTGAATTATGATGGTGTTATAATCAGGAATGAGAAGGTATGTATATTATCCGGTGAAACTGTTGAAGGAGAATCTTACACAAGGAAAGAGTTTGACAACAGGGTGCCGGACTGGTGGTGGATACCATATATCGGAACTACAGATTCTGGTTCTGAAATTCATAACAAGTCATTTGTTTTTCAGGACCAGTCTGAATCTATGCCTTCTGCATCAGGTGACAACACAGGATGGGGATTCCCTGCAAATCCTTGTAATACAAGCTGGTTTTTGGAATGTCTGCGAGACAATACTATAACAATTGATTTTAGTTCCATAGAGTTCTCAGGTAGTAATCAGTTTGCATATGCTTTGTTTAAGATTGATACTAAATGTGTGGTACAACCACTGACATGTGGATATTCAAATATGCTTTCGCTTGACTCAAATACGAGACCGAATTCAATTAAGTGGACCGGTCAGTTGAAGAAAGGTGAAAAGCTTCAGTATGCTGTTTTTAATCATAATCCTTTAAATGAAACTCATGCAGATTTGTCAAGCTTGCGAGTAAACACTGGTGAATGTGGTGCTTCATGGGATGAAAGGGGTGACAATTACAAGATTGATATTGTAAGGCCTGTTACATTACTTAATGCAATATTGAAAAAGATATTTCCTGGAAAGGATATTACCGGTTCTATTATTGAAAGTGTAGTAGGAATAACTAACGACAGGTTGAAAAATTCTTGTCTTGTCGCAGCAGAGAGTATCCGTGAAATGGCTACTCCACGAATATATACATCTTTCTCGAAGTTCTGTGAATATATGGAAGCCGTATATGGATATGTATATATAATTGATGGTAATGATGTGCGTTTTGTACACAGGAGTGAGCTTTTTAGTACCGATAATAAGATTGTTATAGGAAATGTGTCTGAATTTAATTATTCGGTAGCTTCCGACAGAATATATTCATCCGTACAGATTGGATATGAAAAGCAGGATTATGACTTTGGAAACAATGGTTCTGATGAATTCAATTTCAACAATACATATACCACCGAATGTACTATAAAAGATTCAAAACTGACTCTTATATCACCGTATAGGGCAGATTGCTATGGGTTCGTTGAATTGGCTGAAAAGAGAAATCAGGATTCAACGACAACAGACAGTGACCAGCAGATATTTATTGTGTGCGCAGTTGAAAATGAATCAGGATATGATCTTGACAGAAGTGTAGATGTTCAGGGTACATATACTTATTCCATTTTTAATGCGAAACTTGCTCCAGTTTATATGATAGAAGCGAATATGGCTTATTTATCTTCGTTTGCTGGGAAATTGACATTTGCATCATCTGAAGGTAACTCTGACATCGTTATAGACGGGCGAAAAGTGAATTCTGATATAGATATGGGAAGTTCTATGTTTGGTAATGGTAATTTTTCTTTCACAATGGAGAATACTATAATTGATAGTAATTTGAACTCTTTGTGCATAGAATTATCAAATCAAGGAAAGACATATAAGGGATCTATTAAAAGCTTGGAATTCAGCTTATCCAATGTGGAAGCGGTTAAGTATGAACTTATAGAAATTAAGTAATATGTATAAGATAAGTCCTTTTACACCATTGTTTTTCAATCCATCTACGGATATTGGATTATCAAGCAGATATGTGCAGTCATTTTCTACGTATGACCATATTCTTTTGCAAATAATAGCATACAATGAAAGTAATGCTCCATCAGTATATATCGTTGATATAATCGGGAAAAGGCGGATGGTTAACATGAGGTCTTGGTTGATGAACCCCAATGAAACTTTGTATTTCACAGAAATAACAGGATTGAACAATGGCTTATATTTTGTTGAAGTTGAGGGTGTATGTTCAGAAGTATTCCGTGTGACAGATGATGTCTCTGGAACTGTTCTATTGCAGTATTCAAATCCTAATAATCTGATGAGAAAGGATGCCGTATTTTGGATTGACAACATGCAATACTTTTTTGATTTCAGGATACCTGGTGGATTCAAGGATGATGATTGGGTTTTCGGAGTAGATAATGAGCAGTATACAACTTCAGGTAATGATGTTATTGACATATATAGTATTGACAACGTACAGAAGACTCTTACTATGGGAGGTTCAAAAGGCTGTCCAGTGTGGTATGCAGAGTTGCTAAACAAAGCATTATGTTGCAGCTATTTTTATGTTGACGGAATCAGGTATGCAAGGGTTGATTCTAATGTACCTGAAATGAATGTACTTGTAGAGGGTATAAGGTCTTATGTGTTCAAGCAGGTAATAAGAAGGGTTTCATTGTTAAATCCTGATATTGAAACGAACAACAAGATGATAATGAGACGTGTAGATGATTCACGTTATAGAACCATTGATAATGATAATTACAGATTTAAAACTATAGATTTATGACAAACGAAGAAAAACAGGAAATCATATCATCTGTGATTCAATCCTTACAGACAAATTCTGCTACAATAGACCAGTTGAGTGAGGTTGAATCTTGTTCAGAGGGTGATTTTATAGAGCTGAATAAGGGAAGAAAAATCAGTGCTGAGAATCTTGCAAAGGATGTATCTTCAAAAGTTCTTCAAGATGCTAATCAGGCTGTCGCCGAATCACAGAACTATGCTGAGAAGTCCGAAGAGTCTGCAAATGAATCTGAGGAATATTCTGAAAAATCCAAGGAGTATTCTGAAGAAGCAAAGAGACAGGCTGTATTGGCCGGCCAGTCAGGTGAACTTGCGCAGTATGCGAAAGAACAGGGAGATTATGCGAGAGAACAGGGGGACAATGCTAAGGAGAAAGGAGAAGAAGCTGTTTCTATTGCGGAAGATGCTGCTAAAAGGGTAACGAATGATGTACTTTTTAAGACCGAACAATCATTATCGGAAGAAGAACAAGCGCAAGTATTAAAAAATATTGGGATAAAGTCTGTTGTAACTGAATATAATTATTTAGATTTAAATAGTATAATTATAAATTTTGATGGAAGTAATAAGTACGTTACTAAAATACCATGTACTGTCCCATTCTTTATTTTATCATTTGAGGTACGTGGAGAAGCACTGTTAGATAGAAAGAAATATAATGTAATTTTTTTACAAGATAGTGTAAATAAAAATTATTCAATGAATTTAGAAGCAATTAATCCTTATTTGACTGGAAGGATTGTTGCTAATGAAGAAGAATCAGATCCTGGTGTATTAACTCTTAAATGTTCTGGCGTTGAAAGTTCTAATCCTGATTATAATAGAATAACTTTAACTTCAGCTTGTTATCCTTCTGATTATGTATCTAAATTCAAAGGTAATTTTGAATCTGAAGAAGTTCTACAGTCGGTTAGGGGAACTATTGGCTGCTATGCATTTGTTGGAAATCCTCGTCACATCTATAACTGGGATACAGAGACAAATAAATGGAAGGATGGAGGAGAGCTTATTACTATTACAGATAAGGAACTATCTGAAGATTCAGACCGTCCTGTAGCTAATTCTACTCTTTTTAAGAAGTTCAATGAGATTGAAAAGAGCATTACTGATACCAAGAAAGAACTATCTGATAAGATTGATGAAAATATCTTCTTTAAAAATGTATCTAAAAATGGCGAAAGATTAGATTTGGTTTCCGCTGTCAATCTTGTTCCGGAAGAACTCAGAATTCATGGGTTTGAAGTGCGTTATCTTTCCGATGATGGTTCATGGATTGACGTTACTTTCACCGGTGATTCTATTGAAAACTGGAGCACTGAAAGTAACTGGAAACAGATTTCTGGTGGAGGTACTGGAAGCGGATTCTACAATGTTTCTGTGCAGCATCCATTGATAGAAGGGTATTACACTATTGAAACAGCACTTCAGGCAATCGCAAACGACAAGATAGATGATGAAGATAAGAAGGGTAAGATTATTACATTCGAAGTATCTGCAGGTAAATGGGAGGACTATCGTTTTTCAGGAACCAGCATTGAAAGCTGGCTTGAGCCTTCTGCCTGGGAACGTTTCGGAGGTGGAGATGCGATTAAGAAAATTAAAGTAACAAAAGGTATTTCTGTTCAAGAGTTGACGCCGGATGAACATGGACAGGTTGACCTTGAGATACCAGTTGTTGAAGTGGACCAGGCCGTTAATGAAAATTCAACTAACCCTGTAAGTGGAAAGGCTGTATTCAATGAGTTAAAGAAGAATACAGGCTCGGTGGCGTCAGGAATACAATTGAACGAGATAGGAGAGGGTGATCAGAAGGTATATTCTATCTCTCTTTTGAATGCAGGTGGTGAAGTGATAAGTACTACAGACCAGTTCTCCGGTGCCGGTGGCGGAAGCAGTCTTGCAACGAAGGTAATTCTTACTCGCGTTACAGCTAACAAGACTGTAAAGATTGGAGACGATGTGAAATTGACATACAAGTATGACCATGTCAATTCTGAGACTGGAGAATCAACGGGAAATCCGGCTAAGGCGATAGTGACAATCATACAAGGTGCTAACACCAATACATTAGAAAGTAACATCTATGCAGGAAGCAGCAATACTGTTGATGTGACAAAGTATATGGGAGTAGGTACCAATACTGTAAGGGTAAAGGTTCAGGTCGGTGAAGGCGCAGAGATGCAGGTTTCTCAAATTACATGGACAATCAATGTGGTTCAGTTGACTCTATCCAGTTCATTCAATATTGCAACATCTATCAATAGAGGAGATAGTGTCACTATCCCTTATGCTCTGTCAGGAGCAGGAAACAAAACATTAAGGTGCTACGTTGATGGTGTTGACAAGGAAGATAGAAGTATAACTGCTTCAACAGCGAATGGATCATTCAGTATAGATACATCTGGAATGTCACATGGAACCCATTCTGTTCAGCTTGTCGTAGAACTTGAGCTGTCTGAGGATAATATAATTAAATCAAACAGCATATACTTTGCAATAGGTGTTAGAGAAACTGATAATAATGCTCCGATAGTATATGCAAGGTTCGACTATCCTGATGGAAGCCTTATCTTGGGAGAAAATACGCCTTACATACAAACAAAGCAGTTTGATGTATATACACTATCCTATGCCGCATATAATCCTAAAGAAACTCCTACAAATGCCATCGTATATGTTGGTGAAGATGTAGCCTCATCATCATCTGTTCCTTTCGTTGTACAGAATCTTACGCTTCGTGCTTCTAATTATGGAGAACAGAAGTGCCGGATTGTTGTAGGCAAAACTGAATACAGCTTCAGATTGATTGCAGAGAAGAGTGAACTCAATATAAGTGAACCCACAGACGGAATGACTCTCAAACTTTCTGCACAGGGAAGAAATAATAATGATGTCAACCGTGAAGAATGGAGTTATAACGGCATTCAAACTGTGTTCGAAGGATTCAAATGGGGCGGTGACGGATGGATTGGAAATGCGTTAAGATTGAATGACAAAGCTCGTGCTGTCGTTCAATATGCTCCGTTAAGGCAACCAGACCAGAACGTAACTAACGCTTTTGCTTTTGCTGTAAAGTATAAGGTCTCTGAAGTTGTTGATGATGAAGCTGAGTTGATAAGATGCGTTGACGGTGATGGAACAGGTTTTGTGATAACCCTTAATTCCGCAACACTATTATAAAATATTTTTTTTAAGTACCTGAGCAACAAAAAGTTGCTCAGGATTTTGCCATGTCAGAGGAT